TGATTATCACCTTTGACATCGTGGACCAGATCGTCGAGCGTGTGTTGTTTTCTCCGGCTATTTTGGCCCAGAAAGCACACTATCTCGACGGTGCCTCGGCCCTAATTGGGATAGGGTTTTCCGATGAGCAGGGTGGTGCTCTCGGCAGTCACATCACGACCACGCTCGGCACGTGCGTGAGTAGTGACATCAGTGGGTGGGAGCGAAAGCTCGGTTCCACATACACTTTTGTCATCACCACGAACGTTGCTGAGTCAGGTGTTGGCCTAACGTACAAGCACAAGCGTGCTCTTGTCCGGTATGGCTGTCTCTTGTCCAATTCCGCGGTTCTCGCCCCGGGGTTGGACTCGAACCTTGTGGTTGTGACGAAAGAAGAGGGCCTTGTGCCGTCTGGAACGTTACTCACTTCGTTCTTAGGCGGCAAGGGCCGTGAGCTCGCCGGACTTCTCGTGCCGATGCCGTACGTCGACGACACGAGGGTCTCCCGAGTGCAGAAAAGGATCTTCACCGCAGGAGACGATGCTGTTGAAAGCGACCCAGACCCAGCCAGTCTGCCAGAGCGATACCTTCGCCTCGGCTGGCCCGTCAGGGATTGCGTCCAGCATCCGTTCGGTGATTTTGACTTCTGCTCGCATCGGTTCAGGTCTCGAGACGGTTTCAAACCCGTCTTGCTTTCCTGGCCGCGTGCGCTCTACAAGTTTCTCACGAAACCTGCCTCTCTCGAGACTGCCTGTCAGCTCGTGTATGAGTTTCGGCACCTCGAGCCGACGGACTTCGCTGACATCACTGACGTGATGCAGCAATATCTGTTGGACTCAGGAGTCGACGTTCAGCACGGCCTCGACCCGGACGTCCGGCTGGAGTTTGACTCCACGCTCGGATATCCTGGCGAGGGCCCCCTGCTTCTTCTGATTGCTCTCGTCTGCGGTCTGGGGACGCAGACAAATCTCGCAATGGCATGGGCTGGACCAATCGTAGAAGATCTGGCGACAGGAGAACTGCTACCGGTTCTCGAATCCGGCGCTGGTGCTGCTGGCACCCTCGTCACGAGGACGGGGAGCACTCTGCTCCCGTTTCTCGGAGGGGCAGCGGCCGGCGAACTGTTCTCACTGAAGGACGTGACTCACCTCGGGAAGTCAATTGTCCGTACTGTGAAGCGGTTAACCGGGAAGCACCGGAAGCGCGCGGCGAAGCGACTTGCTACGACTGCTACATTGCCAGTCTCAGCGACTCGTCGGACACCCGGGTATGGCATGAACACTCGTATCAACACGCGTGGCCGTAGGCGCCGTAATGGCGCTGGCAGCCACGCGTTTCGAGCTACTCGCGTCGAAGAGATCGTCATGATCACCTCATCTGACGATCCCGACGTGACGATCATTCCGATCTCGCCGCGCTCGCCCGAGATGTCACGCTTCCTGCGTGATATCGCCCCGAACTGGACGAAGTACAGTGTCAACGCACTGCGACTCGAATACGCCCCTCTGGGCGGTGACGATGTCGCCGGACGTTTCTCTGTCGGCTTCGTTTACGACCCGACGCTACCGGCGCCACACAACATCGCCGAGCTGGTTAGCTCTACGACACAGAAGTGGCGCTCGTACAACGCGGCCTTTAGCGAGGCGGCTGCCGTCGGTCAGTTCAAGAAGGACCTCTACGTCAACCCAGACTCTGAGTCACTGCACTGGACTGAGGCCGGATACATCGTGCTCATCTCCCAAGACGGCCCTACGGCTGACAACGGAGAGAAGCGCGGTGTGCTCACGGTGAGTTACGACATCACTCTGATGGATTACGCTCCTCTCGAGGAGTTTCATCCTGGTCAGGGCTTCGTCAACGTCACCGCCGGCACTGAGCCCAACATCACAACAGACACCAATGTGGTCGGGAAATCGGGCTACGATGTCACCACTTATGGAGATATCGGCATTGTCCGTGCTTTGCACCCTGTGACTGGTGATATGGAGAATTTCCTCTCTATCCCAGCCGAAGGCGTGTACAAGCTCTCGGTCGCAGTACTTGGTGCTGCTGGCAACACCTTCACTCTTGGCTCAAGCCCAGTCGCGAATGTGACAGGCGTGTGGCAGACCTACCCGGGGATGGGAACATCCATCGGATTTGAGCTCGCCGCACTGCCCGACGTCTTCGCGACTCCGCAGTACAAGGGTGCTGGTCTCGCAGACTTCTGCCTGACCGAGTGTCTCATCAAGACGACTCGATCCAACGTCCTACTGTTTCCCAGTTTTGACAGTGCCGTCACCGGCCAGTTCTCATCTGATGAAGCGTCGGGCGTTTCGATCTCGATCGTCGGATACTCGGACATCGCTGGTGTCTT